AGACATGGTGGCTCCAAAAGTCAAAAAAGAGTTTAGTCTACCAGACGGCTGGTCAATGGTCGAAAAAAGAGGTAGATGGTGTGTAAGAAACCCTGAGGGTGTTTTACACAAGTTCGCAACTAAAAATGCGGCAAAGCTATATATTGAGGAGATGAGCTGATGTTAGATTTTTTCCAATGGATACAGGCATGGATTGCCGTAATTCCAACAGTAGTGATGATTGCGTCCTTTATCGCAGCTATCACACCAACCCCAGTTGATGATGGTTGGATGAAAAAAGTGTACATGGTTATGGACTGGTGTGCATTAAACGTAGGTAAAGCAAAAGATAAATAAATGAGTTTACGAAAAGCATTACAAGATGCAGCAGAGAGAGTTCAGAAAGATACTGAACTCTCCTCAGCTATTAAACGTAGAACAAAATACAAACGTAAACGTACACAAAAGTGAAACGTTACGACATTTGTAAGAATTGTTCACAGTTTAACAAGTTTTGGAAAACTTGCAATGTTTGCAAGTGCTTTATGCCGATTAAAGTTCTTATACCATCGGCAGAGTGTCCAGAAGGACAATGGGAGAAAATAGATGGCGTTAAGCAAAAAACAAATGAAGCTACCTAAAGCATTGAGAAATGCTATTTTAGCTAAGCAAAAAGGTATGCACGGAAAGAAAAAGAAACGTGGCAAGAAAAAAAGAAGTCGAGGTTAATTGGTTACAATACTTTGGCAGTATAAAAAAGGTGTGTCCTTGGAGTTATCAAAGTTATCTTGACGGCACAACTAAAATTACAGACTTCAATGAAGACTTTTTGATATTAAACGAACAAAACTTTGAAACATTACCTTGGGAGGTGATCATATATCTACTGGGTGATGACCTTACGCTTGATGCGATTGATGAGTACGTGGCATTTTTAAATAAATGTCAAGACAAATGTGAATATTTATGGTCTCACCCAACCTTTACCAAGGGAGGAAATAATAATACACCAGTGCCTGTAATTATACAGCAAGATCGAGCAAGATTAAAAGAATTGAGATATGCCGTACGCAATAAAGGGAACAACAGTTTATAAAAGAAACGGTAAAAAACTAACGAAAAAAGCAAAAGCAAAAAGTAAAGCTAGTGCAAGTCGTATGGTAAGATTACTTAATGCGATAGAGTTTGGAGGCTTGATGCCAAATGGCCGTAAAAAGAAGAAAAAGAAGAACAGGCGTTAAGAGAAGATCACTTAGCGCAAGTGTACAAGCAACACTCAAAAGAAAAGCAAAAAATACTAGATTTACTTATGGCCAACTTGCAAGAGTATATAGACGAGGACAAGGAGCTTTTCTAAGTTCAGGTTCTAGACCAGGAGTGTCTATGAGTCAGTGGGCTTTTGGAAGAGTAAATTCTTTTATTAGAGGTGGTCATTCACAAGATAATGACATCAAAAGAAAGAAGATAACAAGGAAAAGACGTGGCACGAAAAAGAAAAGGTAGTAAAAGACAAGTTGCTTATAGCAAACATGGTGTACCTAGAAAATATGATATGGGTAGTGCTACACTTGCAAGAGTTATAAAAAAGATTGCTCAACTATATAAAGAAGGGAAAAGAGTACCTAAAAAATTAATTGACCAAAGAATTAGACTTGGTAAACGAAAAAGAAAATGAGAAAATTATTTTTATTACTAATCTGTGGTTTTGCACTTGAAGCACACCACAATAATATACACCCAGAAATAGAAATGGCAATAAATAAAGCAAAACACAAAGTCTTTAGAGCAAATAAAGATGTTTACAAAACAATGGCTCAAGCTCGTAAAAGAGCAAGAGCGTTGGGATTAAGAGGCATACACTCACATGGAAGAGGTTCCGAGAAGAGATTTATGCCAGGTAGCACTCACCAATCATATGTGAGAGCAGTAAAAAGGAAGAAAAATGGCTAGAACAGGCGGTTTTCTAAGCGGACCTACAGGTGTTCATAACACACAAAAAATTCGTAAACATACTCTTCAAAGAGGAGTTACACGAGATATGAACGCAGCTGCAGGAGCTTTAGTAAATACAAAAAATCCAAACAGTGTTGAAGCATTTAGATATGGTTCAAGACCAAAAGCAATCGGACCAAGATTTGGTAAAACAGCAAATCCACCAAGACCAAGATTTCCAGGACGAAGAAGGAGAAGATAGTGAGGGGTTTCATTAAAGACGGTAAACTTTTTGTCATAGAAAAAGATGGACATACTGATGTTGCATCTGCAAAAAGAAAATGTGAAAACATTATGAGAAAGTGTCAAATGATACTTGATAATTTACCCGAAGGAGAAACTTCACTACCTACTTGGTGGACAGATAAAATAGCAATTGCTGAGTATGAAATTGCATCAGGAGCAGATTACTTAGCAGGCGGATTATCCGAACAGGAAGAATAATGGCACTAACAAAAGCGGAAAGAGCAAGACTGCGTAGAGCAGGATTAACTCGTTTAAATAAACCAAAGATGACTCCAAAGCATCGAACAAAGAAAGCAATTGTTGCTACAAGAGTTGGAGGTAAAGTTAAAATAATCCGCTTTGGTGCACAAGGCATGGGGCATAATTATAGCCCTGAAGCCAGAAGAAGTTTCAAAGCAAGACACGCAAAAAATATTGCTAGAGGAAAATCTTCGCCAGCATATTGGGCAAATAAATTTTTATGGGCAGGAAAGGGAGGTTCCAAAAAAATGCCTCCTAAGTCACAAAAATTTGTTCGTGGAATTAAAAGGAGAAGTTAATGGAACATAAAAAGAATACTAGAGATATATGGATTGAAGCACTTTGTGAAAAAAGTGAAAAAATTTTAGTTTACTTAACCAAGAAAAAAGAACTTAGCAATAGAGAACAAGAACTGCAGGATTTATGCGCAGGCTTCATATACTTACATGGACTATGTGAAGATAGAGAATTTTTAAACGAACCTGATACTGAACTATTTGAAAACGTAACAATACACTAATGATAGACATTTCAAGAAAGGACATTCTGTCCGACTCACTAATGGAATTTGATGAATCTCGATTTATTAAACTTCCAATCGAAGGTTATTTAGACCTACTTGGTATCACACCTAATTCTTCACAAACAGGTATTATAAATGGATTAAACAATCCTAAATATCGTTTTATTTGTGCCGCTGTTTCAAGACGACAGGGCAAAACTTACATCGCTAATATACTAGGACAGTTAGTATCTTTAGTACCAAACTCCCATATATTATTGATGTCACCAAACTATTCACTATCGCAAATCTCATTTGATTTGCAAAGGCAATTAATTAAACATTTTGATTTAGAGGTAATAAGAGACAATGCAAAAGATAAAGTTATTGAACTTTCTAACCATAGTACAATTCGTATGGGATCAGTTAATCAAGTTGACTCGGTGGTGGGTCGATCTTATGATCTCATCATATTCGATGAAGCAGCCCTTGTTGACGGCAAAGATGCTTTCAACGTTGCCCTACGTCCGACACTAGATAAACAAAACTCAAAAGCACTTTTTATTTCTACACCTCGTGGTAGAAATAATTGGTTTGCTGAATTTTGGCATAGAGGATTTAGTAGTGAATATCCAGAGTGGGCTTCCATTCGTGCGACCTATCACGAAAACCCACGACTTTCAGAAAGTGACATATTAGAAGCAAAAAAGACTATGTCAGAAGCAGAATTTAATCAAGAATACATGGCAGACTTTAATGTCTTTGAAGGACAGGTATGGGCATTTAATCATGAAACATGTGTAGAAGATTTATCAGAACTTGAAATAAGAAAAATGGATATCTTTGCAGGAATGGACGTTGGTTATAAAGACCCGACAGCATTTTGTGTTATTGGATATAGTTGGGAAGAGGAGAAATACTACTTACTTGATGAATATTTAGATAGTGAAAGAACAACAGAACAACACGCAGTAGAAATAAGAAAACTTATTGAGAAGTGGGATATTGATTACATTTATATTGATTCTGCTGCTCAACAAACTAGATATGACTTTGCTCAAAACTATGAGATTAGTACTCTCAATGCTAAAAAGTCTGTACTTGATGGAATCGGACACGTTGGAGGAATTATAGACAATGATAGACTTATAGTCGATGCTAAATGCACAGAGTCTTTGATGGCATTAGACCAGTATCAATGGGACCCAAATCCGAATCTACTTAAAGAAAAACCAAAACACAATTCTGCCTCACACATGGCTGATGCGCTCAGATATGCTCTTTACTCATTCGAGACGAGTATGACTACGTTTTAACGACACCTAGAAAAAATAATGCTTGACTTTATCTCCAACTTCTGTTACAATTAGAACATAAGAATAGAAATGACACTAAAGAGAGACTTAGTAAAATACGTGAGAGACAAAGCAAAGTCTGCGTACAAGAAAGAGTCTGCCTGTCACATTTGTGGTTCTACTGATGAATTAGATTTTCATCATTACTACGGACTTACAGAACTACTTGAAAAATGGATAGCAGATAACAAATTAGAAATAAATGATGAAGAAAGCATACTAAGTTTACGAGAATCATTTATTAATGAATACAAAGAACAAATATACACTAAAACAGTGACACTTTGCCATAAACATCATTTAAGATTGCACTCAATCTATGGCAAACGACCAAAGTTAATAACTGCTGAAAAACAGCAAAGATGGGTAGAGAGACAAAGAGACAAATATGGCATGGTATGATTTTCTATTGGGTAGACGTACTCAATCAGACGAAGAAAAATTAAATCCTTCACAATATGTAATTTCTAGAAACGAAGGAATTACAGTTGATAGTCGTGAAAATATCACGAGCTATAGAAATGCCTACGAACAGTTAGAAGTAGTGAATCGTGCTGTAAATATGATTGTAGATGATTGTTCTGACATACCTTTTCTAGTTCAAGAACAAGTACTTGGAACTACACCCATCTTCAAAAATATTCGTAAGACAAGAGTTGATTTACTACTAAATAAAGAGCCAAATCCTTTTCAGGATATTAGCACTTTTAAAAGAAACATATTAGTAGATTTAATTATTGATGGTAATATTTTTGTCTATTTTGATGGTATGCATATGTACCATCTACCTTCAGACAAAGTTACAATTGAAACAGATGAAAATACTTATGTAAGTAAGTATGTTTTTGACAATAGTATCGATTACTCAGTCAATGAAATAATACATATAAAAGAAAATAGTTTTCATTCCATTTATAGAGGAGTACCAAGACTAAAACCTGCCCATCGAACTATGCAGTTACTGGTCAATATGAGAAACTTTCAAGATAACTTCTTTAAAAATGGAGCAGTACCAGGATTGGTACTAAAGTCACCAAACACGCTTTCTGAAAAAATAAAAGAAAGAATGTTACAGGCTTGGGTTGCTCGTTACAATCCAAACACAGGTGGAAGAAGACCTCTATTCTTAGATGGTGGTCTTGAAGTAGATAATTTGACAGAAGTCAATTTTAAAGAATTAGATTTCCAAGAAGCAATTCGATCAAATGAGAGAATTATTCTTGAAGCATTAGGAGTTCCTCCTATTCTTATGGATAGCGGAAATAATGCAAATATAAGACCAAATCAAAGAATGTATTATTTAGAAACTATACTACCTATAGTAAAGAAAATAATGAAAGCATACGAAAGATTTTTCGGTTTTAGACTTATAGAAGATGTCACAAATGTTCCATCTCTACAACCAGAATTAAAAGATCAAGCAGCTTATTATGCTTCTTTGGTTAACACAGGTATTATGACTCCTAACGAGGCAAGGGAGAAATTGAATCTTGAAGCAGTCGAAGGATTTGATACACCAAGAGTTCCTGCAAATATCGCAGGTTCAGCCGCCAACCCAATCGAGGGTGGTAGGCCAACAGAAAATGAGGAAGAATAAATATGAACAGAATGACAATCGTACACAAGTTAGGCGAGTATTTCCAGAAAAAAGGAAAATACATGTCTATCGACGAGTACAATAGAGAAACTGATGTTCCCATGAGGGCACAGATTGTAAAGAGAGTTTTTAACTCTTGGAGTAGAATGATGACTTATGTCAAAAGCTACTATCCTAATATTGGAGTAGTTGTAAAAGCACCTGCACCAAAGAAAGTAGTAAAGTCTACTAAAAAGGTGAAGAAAGATGTCGAATAAGATTTTTCACTGGACAAACACATTCAAGTCTCTTGGGGAACAAGCAGATGGAAGTGTTGAAATCAAAGGTTTGGCAAGCACAAACTCTCAAGATAGAGCGGGAGACGTGATTGAGGTTGAGGCATGGACAAAAGGTGGTGTAGATAATTATTTACAAAATCCTATTGTTCTTTACAACCATAATCATGACAAACCAATCGGTAGAGCAAAAGCTGTAAGAACAGTTGATAATGGATTAGAGTTCACTGCGAAAATATCAAAAGCCGCAGGTGAAATCACAGAATTAATTAAAGACGGTGTTTTAGGAGCATTTTCTGTAGGTTTTCGTGTAAAAGATGCAGATCATATACCTGACACTGGTGGATTAAGAATCAAAGATGCTGAACTTTTCGAAGTTTCTGTAGTATCAGTTCCTTGTAACCAGGGAGCAATGTTTTCCTTATCTAAGGGATTTGATAATATGGAAGAATACGAACAGTTTAAGAAATCTTTTATTAAGACTAACTCAGCAGATTCAGTTAAAACTGAAGAAGTTGGGCAGTCTAAAGTGGCGCAAGCCGACATTAAGGAGAATCGCATGAGCGAAGAAATGAAAGCTCCTGAGGGCTTTGACCTTGATGCTTTTGCTAAGGAAGTAGCTGAAAAAGCTGCTACCAAACTAGCAATGCAACAAGCTGAATCAAAAGCAGCTGAAGAGAAAGCAGCTAAGGAAGCTGCTGAAAAGGCTGCTCTAGTAGAAGCTGAGCAAAAAGCACAGATCGAAGCAGAACAGGAAAAGCAAAAAGAAGTTGTTGTATCAGTTATGACTGGTGCAGAAAAACTTATGGGTGACGTTGAAGAAAGATTTAACAAAAAAGGCGAAGAGCTTGAATCTCTTGTTAAAGAACTTCAAACAGAACTTAAAGAAAAATCAGAAGAAATACAACACATCAGAGACTCTAAGAGAGTTTTCTCAGATAGAGGACAATCTGGTGACTGGAGAAAATCTTTTGAGCAAGATATATTAGACGCAAAATTTGCTGGTTTAGCAACTGGTAAAGGTTGGGAAAATACATATTCAAAATCAATTCTTGAGAAAGTAAATCAACATTCAGGTGTTGAAGTTTCTTCAGCAGATTTTGAACAAGTAGTTTCCGCTAACGTAGAAAGAGACATTCAGAACGAATTAGTACTAGCTCCTTTGTTTAGAGAAATTGCTATGAATTCTGCAAGTCAAATTTTACCAATCTTACCTGATGCTGGATACGCTGAGTTTGTTTCACCTGCAGGTACAGGTGCTGGTACATCACCATATGGTAACTTAGAAACCAGAGGTGATCCAGTAGGTGCACCATTTACAGGTGTTACAATGACAGAAAGATCACTTTCAACAAACAAGTTGATCTCCAAGTCATTCCTAGGTAACGAAACCGAAGAAGATGCAATTATTCCAATACTTCCTCTATTAAGAGAGTCCATGGTTAGATCACATGCAAGAGGTATTGAAAATGCTATTCTTTTAGGAAACCACGCAGACGGCGCATATACATCAGGAATTTTTGATGGATTGCTACAACAAGCACAAGCTGACTCAGACTTTACTGATGACGTTGGTACAGGTTCACCTGCATCATTCTCATCTTCAGATAAAGTTTTAGCTTCTGACTTGCTCGAAATGAGAAAAAATATGGGTAAATATGGTGTAAATCCAAATGAAGTAGTTTATCTAGTTTCACAAGATGCATACTATAATTTACTAGAAGATGCTGAGTTCCAAGATGCTAACCTAGTTGGCGATATGGCAACAAAGCTAAGTGGTGAAATCGGACAGGTGTTCGGATCAAGAGTTATTCTTTGTGACGAATTCCCATCAAAAGCAGCTGAAAAGTTTGCTGCAGTAGCGGTTTACCCAAGAAACTACGTAATCCCAAGATTAAGAGGTGTTACAATCGAGTCTGACTACGACGTAGAGAATCAAAGAAGAGTTCTTGTGGCTTCACAAAGAATCGGCTTTGCAGACATTATCGAAGGTGCAACTTCAAAATGGGGCTTTAAATACGACGCTTAATTAGCGTAGCGGCTTGAGGGGAGCCTATCCCCTCACTTTTTTCAAACTATGGCAAATTTAATAACAGTACAAGAATTCAAAGATGCAGAGGGCATGAGAGGCGACAATAATGACGATCGTCTTGCTATTTTAGTGCCTCAAATTTCTGATCTTGCAAAGAAATATTGTGGAACAAGTTTTATAGATTTTTATTCATCTACGAAAACAGAAACATTCAATATCAGTGATAATTATACCAGTTTTGTTGTTATGAGTGAAACACCTATTACATCGGTAACATCAGTTAAAGAACGTGATAATCCGACTTCTAGTTATGAAACACTAACAAACAATACTGATTATTATATTGATACTGCGAGTGATTCTATTTTTAGAGTAGACTCAGATGGTAATCGAAAAGCTTTTAAGAAAGGATTTGGAGCAGTTGAAGTTGTGTATAATGCAGGATATTCAGCAACTCCTTCCGACCTTAAATTAGCACTCTTTGATTTAGTAAAATACTATTTGAAAGATGAACACAAGCAGAGAATGACACTTGGTGGAGCAACTGTGCAAAATCAAGGTTCTGCAGGCTTAAGAACAAGTACTGATTTTCCTGACCATATCAAACGAGTACTTGACTTATATCGAGTAATCATCTAGTGGCAATAGAAAATATTCATCGACATTTTTTAGATATTATAAAAGCAGATCAAAGGTCTGCTGATGAATTAGCAGGTATATTTGCTCATAAATTAGAATTTCCTAAAAATGAGTGTATAGATGTTATTTATAATAGTACAGTAAAATCCTTAAAAAGTGTAGGAATTTTTTCTACAAATAGAGTAAATAAAAAAGACCCTTCAAAAACTGTAAAAATGAGTGCATTTGAATTATCAAAAGAAGATGCGGCTGATTATAAAAAAACATTAGAAGATTTAGCTTTATTTGCTTATAATAAAGTATTTACTACCAAAAATATTAAAAAAACTTATAAAAAATATTTTGGTAATGATATATCTGTGGATTCAGAGGGTAATATATCTTTTCCTCAAGGAGTTTATGGTAGACCAAAAAAAGGAAGCGCAGATAGAAGACTTAGACACGATGCACAAAAAGACCTTGCTGTTCAAGGAGTTAAAATAGTACTAAAAAACTTTATTCCTGAATTTAAAGAAACAGTCAAAAACAAAGGAAAATTTTATGTTGGTAGACATGGAAGCATGCAAAATGAAGCAAAAGTTAAAAGATTTAAAAAATTAAAAAAGAAAGATAAAATTAAAACTCGAGCAGTTGATTCTCACTCTACAATGGGAAATGATACTACTACTGCACTTCTAAATGCATTATTAAACTTAGAAACCGCAGTAGATCAAAAAATTGCTCCAATAGTATCTCAAATAGTAGATAAAGATAATATTATTGCTACTACTAGAAATGAAATGCTTAAAATTTTTTCTGAGTTTAAGATAGGCAATCAAAAAATTACTGATATAGTTGCACAAAGAGCTGAAGGCACAGAAGTAAAAGATTTAATTACTGTTACTTTAGAATATGGTACTGATAAATTAAATCGAAGTATGAGTAAAAAAGATAGAGATGGAATTTCTAAAAGATTAGATGAAATTGCTCAAAATCAATTAGAAAAGTTAGCAAATACTAATTTAAATAAAACTAATAAAAGATATAGAGATTTAAAAGGAAGTAAAACTTTTGGTGAAAGATTAGAAGACGGGGCTTTAAATACTACTATCAGTATGGTTGAAGGAGTAGAACGAATTTCTAAACTTTTAAAAGGTGTAAAAGTAACAAGTGGTACAAAAGCAAGAGCAAAGAAAAAACAGACTAGTGAAAAAACAAGCAAGGGCACTGTTTATAATAGAAAACGCAGTACTAAAAATACTAAAAAAGCAAAAGGAGCAGGAGTTAGAGAAAGAATAGCAGCAACAGGAGTTTATAATCCAAGAACTGCAGCAAGTGATACTTCTTTAGGTAATTTGATGAATAT